CCGGTACAAGGCCCGCGAGCGCTACAGCTTCGGGTGTTCTGATCCCTTGGGCATGTTCGCAAGCCCCGGCGCAAGCTGAGCCAGAACAAACCCTGCACGCCTCTCAACGATGCGCACCAGCGGGGTTCCTCAAGGCCCCTTCGGGGGCCTTTTCTTTTGGGGCTGAGTGTGCTAGGCTCGGGCTAGCCCGAGACCAACTTCCCTACCGACCGACTCGGCGGACTCGTCCTCAAGACGGTAGGGGTATCTGAGGAACCATCATGGGATTCGCTTCACATCTCGGCCCCTGGCTGCTGGGCACCGTCAAGAACACGACCGGCACGACGGCGGGCACGATCCGCAACATGGGGGCCACGGTGGTCTCCCAATCCGCCAACGTGGTGTTCGGCACCCTGACGGGCACGGCCTTCGTCCTGCCTGCGGGCGCACAGGTGACCTCGGTCAATGTCGTGACCACGACGGTCTTCAGCGCAGCGACGACCTGCAAGCTGAGCATCGGTGGTGTGGACTTCACGACCAACGGCACGGTGACCAACGTGGGTGGTGTGGCTCTGACCGCAAACGCGACGACCCCGGGTGGCTGGCTCAACGTCGGTGCCACGGACGCCATCGTGGGCTACACGCTGGCTGGCGCGGGCCTGACCACGGGCGCGGCGACGATCATCATCAACTACGTGGTGCGTGCCGACGACGGTTCTGCGAACCCGTCGCAGGTTTAATCCTGACGCCCCTTCGGGGGCGTTCTCCTATTGGAGTTCCCTATGATGCAGACTGACGTCAGTTCAGGTTCAGTTGGCGCAGCCACGAGCGCGTCAATTACGACTTACCGCACGCGCATCAAAGCCATTGCCATGACGTTCACCGCGAGTGCTGGGGCATTGACCATTACCGATGGTAATGGCGGGGCTACGCTTTTCACCTTCACTCCTGCTGCAGCGGCTGGCTCGCTCTATATGCTGCTCCCCGGTGAAGGTATTTTGGCGCAGACGGGTATCTACGCTACCACTGGCACCGGAACTACCGCAACGGTTATCTATGGCTAAGACCCCTGCATGGCAACGCAAAGAGGGCAAGTCTGAGTCCGGTGGGCTCAACGCCAAGGGCCGTGCCAGCTACAACAAAGCCAACCCGGGCAAGCCGGGGCTGAAGCCTCCGGCGCCGAACCCCAAAACAGAGAAGGATGCAGCAAGGCGGAAGTCATTCTGCGCAAGATCTGCGGGACAGGCTAAGATGTTTCCAGAAGCCGCCAAAGATCCAAACAGTCGTCTACGTAAGGCGAGGAAAGCATGGAACTGCTGACCGAGCGGTGGGCCCCAGTAAGGGGCTATGAGGGCATGTACGAAGTCAGTGACTGCGGTCGCATGAAATCTGTGCAACGCTTTCGTCGCGGCAAATCTGGGTGCCTTGTGCCGATGCCAGAAAAAATCATGGCGCTTACGCCAAAAAGGCACTCTGCTGACGGCAGGCAGCTTCCTTATGTAGAAGTCCGGTTGCGAGACGGCTCTCCTCGGGATGTTCGCTGCAAAGCGTTTCTTGTGCACCGGTTAGTTGCACAAGCGTTTGTTGGTGAACTGTTTGAAGGCTGTCATGTAGACCACATAGACGGTGATCACCAAAATAATCATTGGACGAACCTACGTATTTTGTCTGCGCGTGAGCACGGACTGCTTCATCCGTGTATTGCCGACAAAGCCAGATATGATGCTATGCAGGCTGCTGCGCAAGCTAAAGTCAAAGCCATGCGGGCGTCTGGTGAGATCGTCGGCAAGTACAAAGTTGTAGGCGAGGCGGAGTCGGCATGAAAACGGAACTGACAGAGCCAACGAAGAACCTGATCGACGCCTTGTCGGTGGTCACCGTCATTGGCACTCTGGCGCAGGCACTCCCTTCTATCGCGGCACTTTTCACCATCATCTGGACGGGCCTGCGTATCTGGGAGACGGAGACGATCCGTAACCTCACCGGGCGGGGGAAACCCAAGGAGCCCGAAAGTGCCGATTAAGTCCGAACGCCAGAGGCGTTTCATGTACGCCTCGCTTGCGGGCAAGACCGATGTCCCGGCGAGCGTAGCGAAGAAGTTTGTCGGGCCGAAGGCCCATAACGACGGCGGTGCCGTCAAGGAGTCCACCGTGAAAGAATCCCCCAAGATGGTCAAGAAGGAACTTGCCTTCATGAAGGCCAAAGGTGCGCCCAAGGCCATGATCAAGCACGAGAAGGAAGAAGCCAAGGGCAAGCCCAAGGGCAAGCCGTTCGCCAAGGGTGGCGGTATCGAGTCCAAGGGTAAGGGCTCGGGCAAGATGGTCAAGATGGCCTACGGCGGCAAAGCCTGCTGAGGAGAACGAACATGCCACGGAACTATCGGACTCCCACGGCAGAAGAGTCTGCCAAGATGGACAAGTCCCGCGAGATGATGAAGAAGGGCATCGAGGGCGAGAAGGACTTCATGTCCAGGGTCTCCACCACGATGGCGAAGTCTGCCCGGGACGATCAACGTGCTGCCAAGAAGATGATGGAGTCGGTAGATCCCCGCGCCCGGGAAGGTGCAGCGTACAACCAAGCAGGTTATCGCAAGGGCGGAGTCACCCGCGCAGACGGCTGCGCAGTCAAAGGCCACACGCGTGGCAGGATGGTGTGAGATGGCAACCATGACCCCGTTTCAACGCGCCTTTCGGGAAGCCAAAGACGCCAAAGAGCCAGACTTTGAGTTCCCTCTTGGTAGTGGCAGGAGGTACAGCACCAAGACTGCTGAAGAGCAGGGTCGGGAGATTGCCAAGACCGCCAAAGGCGGGAAGCGCGGTGAATCCGCTGGCATGACGGCCAAGCATGCAGAGACGCTCTACGGGCGTCCAGGGCCTGCTCGTGCCGAGATCCCGACTGGCGGAGACCGAGCCCCGGCTGAAACTGGCGCAGGCATGTCCGAAGCTCAGCGTAACGCTATGAACATGCTCATGGCTATCCCCCCTGCAAGGGCTGCGGGGCAGGCTGTGCGCGGTGGTCTGAAGGCTGTGGAGGCGGCGCAAGCAGCCAGAGCGATGCGCGGCATGACACCGTCTGGTGGATCGGTCGCCCCTGCGCTTCGTGGTGAGTTTGAAGCGTTTCAACGTGGCGGCCCAGAAGCCATGATGCAGGCCCGACGCGAGGCGGCTATGGCAGCCCGATCCGGGACTTCAGCAACTCCCTTGCGAAGCACCAATGTCACCTCTGAGACCGGACGCAGGTTTACACCGGCTGAAGAGATGGAGGCTGCGACGGCAGGTATTCGGGATGCTGCTGCCCGGAAAGAGCTTGCTTCCAGCCGAACTGGGCGTTCTCAAGCCGCTGCAGAGGCCAAAGCTGAAAAGCCTGTTCTTCGCACCGACAAGGCCAAGGAGACTCCGCGTTCTCGCACTCGGAACACCGATGAGGATGTCGAGTTCCGTCGCGGCGGCAAGGTCAAGACCTATGCCAAAGGCGGCAGTGTCCGTGGTTCCGGATGTGAGACGCGGCACAAGAAGACGAGGTTTGTGTGAGGACTTCTCGCGGCATGGGCTGCATCCGCCCGGAACTCAAGAAGCCTAAGGCATTTGCCAAGGGCGGAGAGAGCCGCGTCAACGAGGCGGGCAACTACACCAAACCTGGGATGCGTAAGAGCCTTTTTGAGTCCATTAAGGCACGCGAGACACACGGCACCGCTGCAGGGCAGTGGAGCGCCCGCAAAAGCCAATTGTTAGCCAAGCAATATAAAGCTCGGGGTGGCGGATACCGTGACTAAGGCTTCGCAGCAGTCCCTGAAGGATTGGACCGCACAGAAATGGCGGACCAAGTCGGGGAAGCCATCCTCCAAGACCGGCGAGCGCTACCTCCCGGAGGCGGCAATCAAGGCACTCAGCCCTGCTGAGTACGCAGCGACAACGCGAGCGAAGCGTGCGGGTAAGGCCAAAGGGCAACAGTTCGTGAAGCAGCCGCCGAAGGTGGCGGCAAAAACGGCGAGGTTTAGATGACCACCAGCGGCACTGCCACATTCAACCTCGACCTCAATGAAGCGGTCGAGGAGGCGTTTGAACGCTGTGGTGCTGAGTTGCGCACAGGGTATGACCTACGTACGGCCCGTCGGTCGTTGAACCTTTTGCTTGCCGATTGGGCGTCGAGAGGGATCAACATGTGGACGTTTAACCAAGGCACCATAGCCTTGACTCAAGGCGTCAACACATACCCTCTCCCGTCCGACACCGTTGACCTCTTGGAGCATGTCATCCGCACGGGGGCAGGCAACGTCTCGACCCAGGTCGATCTGACCATCACGCGCATTTCGATCAGTACCTACTCCAGCATCCCCAACAAGCTGCAGCAGGCGCGGCCTATTCAAGTGCTGGTGAACCGGAACTCCAACGCCGACTACCCTGTAGGCAGCAGCTACTCCCCCGGTGCGACGGCTGCGCCGAGCGTCACGGTCTGGCCCACGCCTGACCAGACCGGCGTCTATCAGTTCGTCTACTGGTACTTGCGGCGCATTCAGGACGCTGGTGCAGGCGGCACCTACACCCAGGACATCCCCTTCCGCTTCCTCCCGTGCCTCGTCAGCGGGCTTGCGTACTATCTGGCGCTGAAGATCCCCGGTGCGATGGAACGCCTGCCGGTGCTGAAGGAGCAGTACGACGCTGATTGGGACCGTGCCAGTTCAGAAGACCGCGAGAAGGCAGCGGTACGTTTTGTCCCGCGTCAGATGTTCATTAGCTGATCATGGACTACGATCCGCTTTTTAAGCTGCCAACGGGCGTAGAGGACATTGAATCCGTCTTCAAGACGGGGCGAGGCTCAACTTACGCTTTTCATAAGGATGCCACTACAACTAGAAATCGCAGTGGAGAAAAGCATACGGATAAGTCAACAGGACTACAGCCACGTTCTGGCAGAACTGTTTTCATGTCTGAAGCGGACGCCAATCGCGTGGCGGGGCTGTTTCAAAATCCTGATATGGCAACCCGCTTGGTGCCTCTCATGGACGAAAAAGGCAAGCCGACTGGCAAAGCTAAATTGGAGCTTTTGGAAGACTACGGCCCCCGTAAAACTGGAAGTGTTTTAACCGTTGTCAACTATCAGACAAAGCCTGAAGTTGGATTGGCTCCGGTTGAGATTTATGCCAGCGAAAGTAAAATGGGCGACACTGGCCGCTATATCCATTTTGGCAACAAGATAGTAGAGGTGCAGCCGCGTCCAAGCCGTCTTGGCCCCGCAAAGTTGGCGGGCATCGGTGCATTGGCCGGTGCTTCAGGTGCGGCAAAAGCGGGTGAATACAGACAAGCCTCAGCCGAGTTGGCAGAGTCTCTCTTGCCGCTTGGCATGACTCCATCGACATTGGCCCCAGGCACCTTGCCCCCGGAAGTGCGTGCTGCTCAGGATGCAGAGTACAGGGCAAGACAACAACAGCAACAGCAGGCAAGAATGAAAGCGCAAGCGCTACTTCGCAGCGGTGTACCCATGCCAGAAGAATACCGCCAAGGTGGGCGGGTCAGGATGATTTGACATGTCTAACCGTTTCGCAAACGGAAGAAAGGCGTTCGGCTTCTGCGACGTTTGTGGCTTTCGTTTTGACCTGAAGAAACTCAAGAACCTCGTCGTCAAGACCAAGCAGACACAAATCAAAGCGTGTCAGCAATGCTGGACGCCGGATCAGCCGCAGCTACAGCTTGGGATGTTCCCCGTAAGTGACCCCCAGGCCATCCGTGACCCACGCCCAGACACCAATACGTGGTATCAGTCCGGCACCAACGGGCTGCAGCTTGACAACACCAGTGGCACTGGACCGAACCAAGACGGTTTTCCTGGCGAGGGCATGCTGGTCACCCAGTGGGGCTGGAACCCGATTGGCGGTGCAAGAGATTTCACGGACCCGCTCACGCCAAACCTCTTGGTCGGGCGGGGAGAAGTTGGTACAGTAACGGTCATGTGACCGAAGGAGTTGAAGATGAAAGACGCCATGAAAGCCCTCCGGGCCCACGCCAAGAAGCCTGCGGGCGTAGCCCACGGCCCCAGTGCCAAGCTCGCCAATGGCGGGATTACCTCGCCGATGGCCCAAGAGATGGGTCGCAACATGGCCCGCGTGCGCAACCAAGGCCCGGTGGGCCGCAAGGGGAAGTGACATGAAGGCCAAACGCGTCGCCACGCCCTCTGTGGGCGTCTCCGAGCGCACTCCCCCGCGCCTTGTCGTGGGCGCTGAGTCAACCGCCCCGTGCCCACCTGCCAAGACCTCCGGGATTAAGGTGCGCGGCGGCAAGGCGCAGACCAAGGGCTTCATGGCCCGGGGGCCAATGGCGTGAACTACACCGAGTTGAAGGCCGCTGTTGAGGACAGTACGGAGAACACGTTCTCCGCGACTGACTTTGCGCTGCTCACGAAGCTGGCAGAGCAGAAGATCTACAACAGCGTTCAACTCCCGGCGCTACGCAAGAACATGACCGGCACCATCAGCGCGGGGAATCAATACCTTGCTGCGCCTAACGACTTTTTGTCGGTCTACTCTCTTGCGGTGTTTCCCACGGGCGGCGGTGAGTACACATTCCTGATCGACAAGGATGTCAACTTCATTCGGGAAAGCTACCCCAACCCGTCGGTGACAGGCACGCCGAAGTATTACGCGCTCTTCGGCCCGGTCTACAACCTGCCAACGGAACTGACCTTCATTCTCGGCCCAACGCCTGCCCCCGGTTTTACCGCAGAACTTCACTACTTCTACTACCCGGAGAGCATCGTCACGGCAAACACTTCTTGGATCAGTGACAACTTTGACAGCGTGCTGTTTAACGCAGTCATGGTTGAAGCGGGCCGGTTTATGAAGACCGAGCAGGATCTGATGGCGATGTACCAGAACCAGTTCAACGAGTCGTTTGTGCTGCTCAAGAACCTGGGTGATGGAAAGAACCGCATGGACGCTTATCGAAGCGGCCAAGTGCGCAATCCTGTGAGGTAAGCGATGCCGATCCTGCAAGGTATGTGCTCGTCGTTCAAACAGGAATCCTGGCTGGCTATCCACGACCTTGACACCGACACGCTGAAGATGGCGCTGTACACGGCCAACGCGAACCTGAGCCAAGCCACGACGGTTTACACGACCTCTGATGAGGTTGTTGGTACGGGGTACACCGCTGGCGGTGAGGTCATCACCGGGGCTCAAGTTCTGCTGTCCGGGACCACTGCCTACGTCACCTTTAACAACCCTGTCTGGACCGGCGCATCGTTTACATGCCGTGGTGGGTTGATCTACAACTCATCCAAGGCCAACCGAGCAATCGCGGTCATTGACTTTGGCGCGGACAAGACGGCCTCTGGCACATTCACTGTTCAACTTCCGGCATCAACCGCCACAACTGCGCTGCTGCGCTTTGCATAGGAGTACAAGATGATCAACAAGTCCAAGGCGAGCGATGCTGTTGCCGCTACCGTAGAGCGCAATACCGCTCCCACCGACAGGGTTCGTGCTGGTGGCGTGTTCCACATCCAGTGCATCGGCCCGGACGGTAAGCTGAAGTGGGAGACGCAGTCTCACAACCTCGTTGTAAACGAGGGGCTGTTCTACATGAACGAAGCGGCCTTGGGTGGTGGTTCTCAGATCACTACTTGGTATATTGGCCTGTACGGTGCGGCCTCGTCCAACAACCCCGCTGCGGGTAACACGATGGCCAGCCACGCGGGCTGGACGGAGGAGACGGGGTACAGCAATGCCACACGCCCCACTTGCACGTTCGGTACGGCTACGACGGCAGATCCTTCTGTGATCAGCAACACGGCCTCTCCTGCGTCGTTCAACATCAACGCCACCGCAGTGATTGGGGGTGCATTCCTGACCTCCAACGACACCAAGGGCGGCACGACGGGAACGCTGTTTTCCGCTGCGGACTTTGCAGCGCCTGGGGACCGTTCTGTGGCTAGCGGCGACACGCTGAACTGTGTTTACACTTTTTCCCTTGATGCCGCATAACTGACAAAGAGACAGTTTTAACAGACGGCCATGATCAAGATCGACTTCCAATTCGACACCCCCCACGGCAAGTTCGCTGATGCACTTCATCTGCCCGATGATCACGGCTTCACAGAGGCTGAGATTGAGGCGATGAAGGAGCAACGTCGAGACAACTGGATTGCCGTGGTGACAGCGCCTCCTGCACCGGAGCCTGAGCCTGAGCCTGAGTACATCGAGATTGATGGCGTCCGCTACGTGAGGGCGTAATCATGGCCGACAGGTACTGGGTCGGCGGGACAGCGAACTGGGACGGCACTGCGGGAACCAAGTGGGCCACTACGTCTGGCGGCGGTGGTGGGGCAAGCGTTCCTACCAGCGCTGATGATGTGTTCTTCACGAATCTGTCCACCGGCACCTGCACCATCTCCAGCGGCAACACTGGTGCCAAGTCCATCAACTGCACAGGGTTTACGGGGACGTTGGCGGGTAGTGTAGCTATCACCGTGTCTGGCAGCGTCACGCTTGTGGCGGGGATGACGGTGACGTACAGCGGTACGCTGACGCTGAATGGTACAGGGACGTTGACAAGCGCAGGGAAGACGCTGGGGCCAGTGACGATTAACGGGTCAGGCATCACTGTGACATTGGGAGATGCATTGACGTCTTCGGGTGTTTTGGTATTAACTCAGGGTACTTTAACAACAGCAAACTACAACCTTAGCGTAGCAAGTTTTTCTTCTTCAAATAGCAGTAACGTAAGAGTTTTAAATCTTGATAGCAGCACGATAACTGTTACGACGTCAGGCTCTTCATGGTCTATAGCAACAAACACTAATTTCACTCTTAATGCCGGAACATCTACTATTGTGTTTTCCAGCACTGGAATTATTTTTGTATCCGATGCGTCTAACACATATAACAATATATCATTTGCCGGAACAACGGCGGGCAGTAACACTTTTGCTCATGGAGGAGCGGTAAATAACTTGACAATTACAGCACCGTCTTCTGCTGGTGTGACTCAAATTACCTTCAATTCCCGCCAGACCATCAACGGCACTCTCTCCACCACCGGCACCGCAGGCAACCGCAGGGTCTGGTTCAGAGGCGTCACTTACGGCATTGCCCAAACCCTCACCATCAACGCCACACCAAGCCTGACCGACGCAGACTTCCGAGACATCTACGTCATCGGCACAGCCGCGCCCATCAGCGGCACTCGTGTTGGCGACTTGAGAGGCTGCAGAGGTATCACCTTCAGCACGCCCAAGACGGTGTATTGGAACTTGGCTGCTGGTGGCAACTGGTCTGCCAACGCTTGGGCTGCAAGCTCTGGTGCTGGTGTCAGCACAGACAACTTCCCGTTGGCGCAGGATACGGCTGTCATTGAGAACACGGGGCTGAATACGTCGGCTACGGTGACGGTTGATTCTGTTATGCAAAACCACATGGCTGGCATCGATATGTCCACTCGGACAAATTCCATGACCATATCGTTGGCAAGTGGTACTATCTGCTATGGAAACTGGACAAACGGATCTGGGACAACTATCGCTGGCGGTGTTGGTCTAACGTTTGGTGGAAGAAATACGCAAGTTATTACTAGTGCAGGTAAGTCTTTTGGATCATTGAATGGAATTGAAATAAACACCTATGGAGGATCCGTCGAACTTGCCGACGCACTGAACATCGGCTCTAACCCCCTCACTGTCCTCAACGGCACCTTCGACACCAAGAACTTCAACGTCACCGCAGGCTCTCTGTCGTCCAGCAACAGCAACGTCAGGGCGATATTGCTGGGATCGAGTACGATAACATCGGCTGGTACTACGCCAATAAATTTTGCTACTTCAACAAACCTTACGTTTAACGCTGGCACATCGTCGTTTAATTTTACGTCTAGCATTGCTAGTATCAATGGTGGAGCAGGGGTTGCGTTTTATAACGTAACATTAGGAGATACTTCGGCAAACAGCAGAAGTGTATTAGGTGCAAATACATTTAACAATTTGACGGTGCCTGCTGGAGCGGCAGCGGGCAGTATTGTTCAAGTCTCGTTTAATGCTAATCAAACCATCACCGGCACCCTCACCGTCGCTGGTGCCACAGCAGTACGCCGCATCTTCATCCAATCTAACACCCTCGGCACCACACGCACCCTCACCGTAGGCACGCTGTCGGCCACAGACTGCGACTTCCGCGACATCACCATTGCTGGCACCGCAGCAGGATCTTCTCCGACCCGTGCAGGCGACTGTGGCGGCAACAGCGGCATCACGTTCCCTGCGGCCAAGACGGTGTATTTCAACCGTGTCTCTAATTCAAATTGGTCGGATACGGCTTGGGCACCGGGCTCTGGTGGCAGTCCTGACATCAACAACTTCCCGTTGGCGCAGGACACGGCGGTGTTTGATGATACGGGCAGTGCAGGGACGGTGGCGATCAATGCTGCTTGGAACATTGGTACGTTTGATGCGTCTGCGCGGACTAGTGCGATGACGCTCACTACCGGCACCAACACTCCGTTTGTTTACGGCGATTGGAAGTTTGGCACGGGTGTGACGTCATCTAGTACGACAGGCACGATCACGTTCGCCAAACGCGGGACGCAGACCATCACCAGCAACGGCATTACTTTTGGTTGTCCTGTCACGATAGATTCCGTTACTGGTGTTGTCCAGCTTGCTGATGCCTTGACGCTCGGTTCAACACGTACCCTGACACTGACCGGCGGCACGTTTGATGCGGTGTCGTATAACGTTACGGCAGGGAATTTTGGAAGCAACAACAGTAATGTTAGAACTTTGAAAATGGGTTCTGGTACATGGACTCTATCTGGAACAGGAACAGTATGGGACTCAGCTTCAATTACAAACTTAAATTTCTACAAAAACACAGCTAACATTCTCTTGTCAGACACAAGCGCAACTACTCGCGGGTTTAACGGCGGCGGCCTCTCCTACAACAAACTCACCATCGGCGGCGCCACCGGCATATCCACGCTCACCATCAGTGGAAACAACCAATTCACCGAACTCGCCAGCACCAAAACCGTAGCCCACACCATTGCCCTTGGCACCACAACGCAGACCTTCGGTAAATGGACGGTGACGGGCACAGTAGGCAACGTCGTCACCCTCACCGGCACAGGCACTGCCCACATCCTCGCTGGAGCCTGCACAGACAGCATTGACTACCTTGCCATGGGCAGCATTGGCTTTGCTGCCACAAGTCCGGGCGAGTTCTACGCTGGTGCCAACAGCACAGGCACAGCCGCAGCGCCTGTCTATCGCACAGCCAAGCCTGCTGACAGCACGCGCTACTGGGTTGGTGGCACAGGCAACTGGAGCGACACCGCTCGTTGGTCTACGTCGTCTGGTGGCGGCTCAGGCGCATCTGTGCCGAGAAGCCATGATGATGTTGTCTTTGACAGTTTGTCCAACGCCACAGCCTACACAGCCACGGTGAATGCTGTCACTGGCGGCATTCGTTGCAAAGCTCTCACCATTGCAGGCCCGTTGGTGGGCAACGTGACGCTGGCGGGCAGCACAGCTATTGACGGCATTCACGGCAACGTGACGCTGCCTGCGACGGGGCTGACGAGGACGTTTAGCGGAAACATCACGCTGTCTGGGTCTACGGCGGGGAAGACTTTGACTACTAATGGTGTGGCGTTGGATTCAGTTTTAATAGTTAACGGGGTTAGTTGTGAATGGGCATTAGGCAGTGCGTTAAATAATAATACAGTCGCAGACATAAGAGTTACTAACGGATCCTTTGATACGGCCTCCTACAATGTGACCGCCGGTGGTTTCCTATCAAATCACGGCAACTCTGTGACGTATATTCTTGGGAGCAGCACGCTTACTTTTGGTGGAAGCGGGGCCACTATAAACTTTGGCACAACAGAAACAAATGCGGCAAATTTAACAGTGACAGCCGGTACATCGCAAATAAATCTTTCTAACAGCAACGCTGGTCTTACAGGTAATGGTAAGACCTTTTACAACGTCAGCTTCACAAGCGTGGGAGCAGGCGGCGTCACAATCAACGGAGCCAACACCTTCAACGACCTGTCATTACCATTAC